CTGAGGTAAAAGATGGAGACAAAAAGACTCTTTAGATGCGAGGCGTGCGGCATGATTGGCCGCTTGGATCAGTGTTGTGACGGCGCTATAGTCAATGAGTGGAGTGAGGGCCAGGGCTATGGTATCCAAGACGGTTGCATCACTCATAATGGAAAGATTGATCAGCGCTTGACATCAATGAATCGCTGGATTGACCGGAACAATCAGGGCATTGCACCAAGCAGGCTGGCGCTTGCAATGGCTGTGAGCCGTGAGACGGTGATTGACTTGGAGCATGGCCGTGCAACATGGACATTTGAATTGGGCCGCAAGCATGTGGCGTGTGTGGTGAACTGCGCGGAAGCCAAACAGGTTGACCAGCCAACAAAGTCAACGCCTGCAGAGGATGCCGGCAAGGTCATGGATTCTCTTGGCGCTGAGAATGCACAAGATATGAATCTCCTTGAAGCATTTTCAGAGGTTATGAATGAGATCAAGCGTGCAGTTGGCAAGTTTCCTGAGTGGCCTGATGACCCATTGCATGCGGCTGGCATCCTCTTGGAGGAAGTTGGTGAACTATTCAAGGATGTCTTGCAGATGACCTATGAGCCACACAAGACCAACAAGCCAAAGATCAAGGCTGAGGCGATTCAGAGCGCGGCAATGGCCATCAGATTCTTGCTGTCATTGGAGAGATACCAATACGTCAAGAGCGCTCAGCACACACAGATCACCAAGCAAGGAGATTGAAAGTGCCATTTGGCTATTACAGAAACCCATACAGGCGTGAAGGTTGCTGGAATAAGCTATCACCCAAAGAGCGCAAGCGGCGCAATAGGCGAAAGAAGATATCAAAGCAGTCTAAGCGGCGCAACAGATAATAAGGAGAGTAAGAGTGGTTTGTCCAGAGTTAGAGTGTTGTGGAGATGTTAGATGCCACCACTGCGGCCCTGATGGCGTTTGTGATCACTGTGATACAATTGATGGCAGGCTTGTTGAAGAGGTCAGCGAATATGCCTCTACATGTGATTACTGCTGTGAATTGGCTATGCATGAGTCAATGATCATGGATGAGAGAACACAGTTGGGTATATGTGACAGGTGCATTGACAAAGGCATAACGCTTGATGTGTTCAAGGATTATCCAACACCACCACCAATCATCTGAAAGGAGAGTAAGAATGAAACTGGATTTTTTCAAGGGAAGCAGAAGAGCGCGGTTGCTGGAGACTGTGACTGTCTGTGGCATGGTCATCAAGAAGGGCTTTGTTTTCAATGGCGCCAATATTCCCATCTGGGCCGTCATCTTCATATGGCTGACCAGGTGGCACCCAAAGGTCAGAGACGCGGCCTGTGGCCATGATTGGTGGTGGCAACAAGGCGATCTGTCAGGATGCCTGGAACATGCGCGCAAGTGTTACCACAAGGGCAATGAGATGCTGAGGAAGCAGATGCGCAAGGACAATGCCAACCGGTATCAGGTCTTTGTTGCGTATCACGCTGTCAGGTTCTCTGGCTGGGTCAGGTGGCACAAGAAGCGCCGCAAGGCCAAAGCAATGAAGAGGGCCGCGGCATGATTGAAGCCGGCAAGACATACACCATTGAGATGACTGACTCTGAGGACGTGCTTTACATGTTCAGGAGCATGCACACCACCCAGCGCGGCCTGTTGCTGGGCAAAGTGGACTCTGAGAACATAGGCCCTGAGGTGTGGCGCCTGACCATCAAGGGCATTGAACCACCCAAAGACCTTGGCAACTTCCAGAAGGTGCGCACGCCTTTCACGGTCTTCAGCCCATACCCAGAGGGCTCTTGGCTCAACCTGGTGGACAAGTACAAAGACACACTCACGGAGGTACAGGATGACTGAGCCTATTCAATTCCCAGACTATGAGACACCGTTGCCGACAATGGCCGGAGCAATCAGGTGCGCCGCGCCTTCAGTGCAGGCATCCGGCCGGTCATATAACATCAAGAAAGAGGGCATCATCTCCCAGGTCTTTATGAAGCGGTTTGGCTTTGAACTGACTGAGGCGATTGCCAAGACCTCATGCAAGGTGTTGATCTCACCATCCAAGCATGAGACATTCACCTATAACGGCAAGCCGTTTGTGGCCTTTGCGCCTATTGAGACAACCACAGAGGTGATTGATGAGGTGCACATAGTGACCTTCTCATCCGCATACAAGGAGATTGAAGACGATGAGCAAGGTTAAGATCAGGCTTGATGCATGTGGTTGTGGTGAGGTCAGTGTTGACGGTGTGGAGGTTCAGTGCCAAGAGATCTGGTGCAACTTTCGAGCCGGAAAGCCAAGCCTTGTGAGGTTAATACTTCCACCAGACGCAGTTGATATTGAAGTTGATGCAGAGGCAACGCAAGAGCGTGCAGGGGCTCCACTCAATCACGCGCTTATTGACATGCTACCATTTCAGGAGGTATCTGATGGCTGACTTTTTCTGGAAGAGTTGCGGCAATTGCGGTGTTGTCATTGATGGTGGTGTGGTCACTTGGACTGTGGTTGATTACAGCAATATCACTGAGGAAAATTCTGTATGGAATGGTGAGGAACATGTGCCATTTACCATATGCCCAGTGTGCAAGGAAAAGATCCCCAAGGAGGAACCGTTTGAATGAGCAAGGTGACTGACATCTATTCAATGCCCTACAGTGACCAGGGCCGTGAGAACCATGACCGCATATTTGGCAAGAAGAAACCAAAGGAGGCAACCAATGGCAGGCAAAGCGGCACCAAAGCCAAAGAAGGCACCGGCAAAGCGAAAGCCAGCGGCAAAGGCAAAGCCAAAGCGCAAGGCGCCAGCTAAGAAGAAAGCGCCGACCAAGCGCGGAGTGGGTAAGCCCACCAAATACCGTGCAGAGTGGCCGGACAAGGCCAGAGAGATGGCCAAGCAGGGCCTGGTTGACAAGGACATTGCATACAACTTTGGCATCCATGCCACCACAATGGTCAGGCTCAAGAGAGAGCATCCAGAGCTTGAGCAAGCCATAAATGAGGGCCGGCGTGTTGCCAATCAGAAGGTGGAGTCAGCACTTTTCAAGCGTGCCGTTGGCTTTCAGGCTGAGGAAGTCACCACCAAGATCATCAAGCTTCAGGATGATGACGGCAATGAGGTGCAGAGAGAGGTTGAAGTCACCAAGAAGACCAAACAGGTGGCGCCTGACACCGGTGCATGTATGTGCTGGCTCAAGAATAGGGATCCTCAGAACTGGCGTGATAGGCATGACGTCAACCTCTCCACAGAGACACCGTTGCAAGTTGAGGACGTCACCAACATTGAAGACGCCCAGCGTGCATATAGAGAACTGATTGAGAGCACCAAGGAGAGTTGAGATGGACTATGATGACACCTTATTTGGATGCTTGCGCCGGCTCCGGCGTGCATGGCGTGAGTTTTGCCAGGCAGTCAAAGCAGAGGTCAAGGAGTTGCTGGGTCTGTGAATGCGCGCGTTGAGTGGAACATCAGCTATGAGGATGAGATCATCAGGCGCATTGGCCGGCTCAAGAAGATCCAGGCTGATGACAAGCTCAGGAAGGCGCTGAGGCTCTACTATTCAACGGAGCCGGCTGACTTTATCAATGATTGGTGCATCACGATTGATCCGCGCAATGTGGGCAAGGGCAAGCCGGTGCTCATGCCCTTCATCCTCTATCCCAAACAGCGTGACTTTATCAACTGGCTTCATGGCAATGTGTTCAAGGAGCGCAAGAATGTGCTTGTTGACAAGTGCCGTGACATGGGAGCAACCTGGCTCTGCTGTGCCTATTCAGTGTGGCTCATCACCTTTCATAAAGAGGTGGCCATTGGATGGGGAAGCCGGAAGGAGGATCTTGTTGACAAGATAGGTGACCCAAAAGGCATCTTTCACAAGATCCGCGGCATCATCAAGAATCTGCCTTATGAGTTCAGGCCCAAGGTGCGTGATATCAAGATGCTGATTGAGAACCTTGAAAACGGCTCAACCATAGCCGGTGAGGTTGGGAACAATATTGGGCGTGGTGGCCGCACCACCCTATACTTCAAGGATGAGTCAGCCTTCTATGAGAACCCAGCCACCATTGAGGCGTCACTTGGACTCAACACAGAGATCCAGGTTGACATCTCAACGCACAACGGCACCAACACCGTCTTTTATCGCAAGACTCAAACTTATCCCAAGGAGAGGATATTTGAGCTTGATTGGTGGGACAGCCCAACGCATGATGATGAATGGCTTGAGCAAAAGCGCCACTTTTATGAGGATGAGATTGCCATGCCGCATCTGTTTGAACAAGAGATAATGAGGAACCCAGCCGGCTCAATACCTGGCGTGGTTATACCGGCCAAGCACGTCAGAGCGGCTGTTGATGCCCATCTGAAGCTTGGATATGAGATCAGCGGTCTAAAGCGCATTGCTCTTGACGTGGCTGATGAGGGTGGTGACAAGAATGCAATATGTGAGCGTCACGGCATCCTTGTCAAAGACATGAAGGCGTGGAAGGTGGGCACCACCACTGAGACGGCCGGTGCCGTCATGGCTGAGTGTGAGATGAGAAAGATCAGGAACTTGCGCTATGACTCCATTGGAGTTGGTGCCGGCATCAAGGGAGAATGCAAGCGGCTCAACGGGATCCGCAAGAAAAAGGAGATGTTTGAGATCAGGGCTGAGGGCTGGAATGCCGGATCTGAGGTGGTTGACAAGCACCATGAGTTTGAAGATGGCAAGACAAACGGTGACATGTTTCTCAACGCCAAGGCTCAAGCCTGGTGGATGTTGCGTGAGCGCTTCAGGAAGACCTATGAGGCCATTGAGATGGATGAAGTGCATGACCCAGAAGACCTGATATCTCTGTCATCTGACATTGAGGATCTTCAACAGGTGTGCAACGAACTCTCACAGCCGCAATACTCACACAATGACAACGGCAAGATCAAGATTGACAAGAAGCCAAAAGGCTCATCGTCTCCCAACTTGGCTGATGCAATCGTCATTGCATTTGCGCCGGAAGGTGGCTATGTGGTCACCAAAAAGACGGTGGGTGGCATGTATTAACTTGACAAGACCGCGGATTTTACATATATTTCAATCATCTTCAACAGTTTAATGAGGCAGGCACATCATGGCAACAGTAGACCGCACCACTCCCACTGACACACAGGAAGCCAACACCAAGAAGCAAGAATCACCAAAAATCAGCGTTCACCCACAGTATAGGGTTTACCAACCAAAATGGATCAAGATTGATGACTGCTTACAGGGAGAGGATCAGATCAAGGCCAAGGGTGAGGACTATTTACCTAAAACTTCTGGCCAGGAAGCAAGCGGCTCCAACGGTCAGAAAGCCTATGATGCTTATCAGACACGCGCTATATATTACAACTTCCCCCTTGAGACGTCAGCCACCGCGTCAGGGATGATGAGCCGTGAAAAGGCCAAGTATGAGTTGCCAACGGCAATGCAGGGCCTTGAGCAAAGCGCCAATCAAGACGGTGACCCACTGCAGTTGGTGCACAATGACGTCAACAAGAATCAGGTTGAGTATGGCCGCTTTGGCCTTCTGGTTGACGTGCCCCAGGTTGAAGCGCCTGACTCTCCATACTTGGTTGACTATCATGCTTTCTCAATCCTGAACTGGGGCACCAAGATGCGTGATGGCAAGATCATCCTCAGCTTTGTCTTGCTGGATGAGTCACACTATGAGCTCAACAAAGGCCTTGAGCATCAATGGGTGTACAGATACCGGATCTGTGCACTTGATCCTGATGACAGATACTTCACTGAGATCCTTGAGGCTGATCAGCTTGACAGCCTTGATCCCAACGAGATGCGGCCGTCACGTGAGGTCAGTGACGGCACAGACGGCCAGGAAGCTTACAACCCATATCCCAACTTCAAGGGCAATGAACTTGACTTTGTGCCTTTCGTCTTCATCAATGTTGACAACCTGGATACTGATATCCAAGTCTCACCGCTCCAAGACATCTGTGACAAGTCAATAAGCATCTACAGGGGAGAGGCAGACTATAGACAGACGCTCTTTATGCAGGGACAAGACACCTTTTATGGCATGGGCCTGGCAGAGGATGAGCGGCCTGACTTCCTTGGTGCCACCGCGGCCATATACGCCAAGAATCCAGATGCAGAGGTTGGCTTTGCCAGTGTGAGCGGTGACGCGCTTGCTGAGCAAAGAGAGGGGCAAGACGATCTGAAGAGTGCCACCGTTGAGAAGAGCATGGCCCTGCTTGACACCAGCAACACTGAATCAGGCAAGGCGTTGGGGATCCGCATAGGTAGTAAGACCAGCAAGCTCAAGAAGCTGGTGAGAACCGGCGCGGCCGGCCTGACCAAGGCGCTCCAATACGTCAACATGTGGATGACTGACACCAGAGATGAGACGGAAGACATCAAGGTCATGCCCAATATGGACTTCATTGACAATGATGAGGACAGCGTTGCTGATGACCTGGTGAAGCTGATGCAGGCCAAGAACCTTGGCGCGCCATTGTCCAATGAGAGCGTGCACCAATGGATGCAGAAAAAGGAACTCACCAACAAGGACTTTGAGACGGAGGAAGCTGACGCCCAGGCTGAGGGGCCAACCGTTGGCGGTGGAATGGTATAAGGGGCTGACCTGTGGCAAACGTCAACAATGAGATTCAAGATGAGTTGATCAAGCATCAGGTGTACATGCAGAGACTGCAGACCCAGCAGTCAAATGACATCATTGAGACGATTGATAAAACCACCAGAGAACTGACCGGCGCAATTGTCTTGTCAGTGGGCACGATGGCCAAGGTGCAACAGGTGACGGCCAAGCAGGCTCAACGGCTCAAGACACTTGAAGAGCGCGTCAAGAAGATCCGCGGCAAGGCAATCACGGCCGCTCAAGGTGATTACACGGATGATCTGACCGGCCTGGTTGAGCATGAACTTGAATATGCTGACAGCCTCTTCAGGTCTGTGATTCCTGTGACGATTGACTATAATGTGCCGGATGCTGAAGCCGTATCAAGGCGCCTGATCAACTTTGGCTCATATGATGGTGGTAAAGCTGATGATTGGTTTGAGTCTCTGAAGGGCAATGACTCACGCCGGATCATGCAGGCGATCACGGCCGGAGTGACTGACGGTCAGACCACTGATGAGATTGTGAGAGCCGTGATAGGATCAAGGGCCTTCAATTATACTGACGGTGTGACCAACATGACGCGCAATGATGCCAAGCGCCTTGTCAGGACTGTGACCAATGGCGTGGCCAATGATGCGCGGGTGGCATTCTATCAGTCCAACTCTGACATCATTGCCGGTGTTGAGTGGGTGTCCACGCTTGACGGCCGCACAAGTGATATCTGCATTTCTCTGGATGGTAAGCGCTGGCGGCTTGATGAGCCACATCCAACACCTCCGGCTCATCCAAATTGCCGGTCAACCATGACGCCCATTGTGGATGATGAGCAACTTGCTGACTCTCTTGGTGAGCGGCCGTTTGTCAGAGACGCACGCACCAGGCGAAAGAGAGAGCGTGACTTCAGGGCTGAAGCCAAGGCCAAGGCCGGTGAGGCCGGCTGGAAGGGCATGACACCAAAGCAACGCCGCGCACAGATAGCAAAGATCCGGCGCCAGTGGGCCGCTGAGAACATTGGCACGGTGCCGGCGCGCACCACATACCCACAGTGGTTGAGACGTCAGCCCAAGGAGTTTCAGGATGAGGTGCTTGGCAAGACCAGGGCAAAGCTGTGGCGCTCTGGCAAGTTTACTCTTGACAAGTTTGTTGACAGCAGTGGTAAGACGCTTACATTGGAACAGTTGAGAAAATTAGAAGGCTGAGATAAACGGAGGCAACAGAATGAGTGACGGATTTGAGTTTACTGACAGGAATGGCAGTTTATTTGCAGAGGGGCAAAGCGCCAGCTATGAAGCGGATGAGGTCTATATTGGCACCATCACAGGCGTGCCAGGTGACTTCTGGTTTCATTATGAGGATCCTGAAGCAGGCAATATTGAGCGCATCAAGATAACCGCAACCATTGCGCACAACTTTAAGATTGTTGAAGCGCCGGAAACGGCACCGGCTGAGGAAACGGATGAACAAAGCAAAAAGGAGGAAACTGCAGAGACACAGTTGCACAATGAGCTTGCGGTTGTAATCAATCGCGCTGTGCTTGAGTCAGCGCTATCCACACACCAGATCATTGGCGTGTTGGAAGGCATCAAGACTGATCTATTAATCACCAAATACAGGTTGACACCATGAAACTACAGCATGTTTATGAGAAAAAAGAGGACGTCCCCCAGGACTTTGAATCATTGTACACTGAGAAGGATGGCAAGTTTGAACTGACTGAGGTTGAGGGCCTGAAGACCCAGGCTGACATTGACCGGCTTCAGGAAGCGGCACGCAAGGAGCGTGATGACCACAAGGCCACTAAAGACGCTCTCAATGAGGTCAACGCCAAGCTGGCCACCGCAGAGGATCAGGTCAAGGCATTTGAGAAGCAGATTGAGGAAGGTGGCTTGAAAGGCGGCAAGGATGCCCCAACCCATGAGGATCTTGTCAAGCTTGCCAGGTTGGAGCGCGAGAATGAAGAGCTCAAGACCAAATCCGCTGAGACTCAGACCAAGTATGATGAACTCAGCAACACCGTCACGCGCAACAAGGCCAAGGACATCCTGAGAAAAGAAGCGGCCAAGCATTTGCGGCCTGAGTGCATTGACCGTGAGGTGGAGATAATTGCAGATAAATTTGAGTTTTCTGACAAGGATCTCTTGACACGTGCTGATTTGGAGGGTATAAATTCATTGAAGCCGGAAGAGTTTTTCCCCCTTCATGTGAAGGACAATCCTTATCTGGCTATCAAGTCCAACAGCGGTGGCGCTGGTGGTGGCGCGAATAAGCCAAGCCCTACAGGCGATGGGCCTGTCAGTGCAGAGGATTACCTTGCCAGCAAAGGCGTGCCTAACTCCTAAACGGAGCCACCACAGCGTTGGAGTCTCCGTTAAACCTTCACAAGAAAGACGGAGGCTCCAACATGAGTCTGAACAATGCATTCCGCGAAGTTGCTATTGAGAAGAGCAACAAACAGCCCCAGATGGTGGATCAACTCCTTGAAGAGAGCCCCATTTTGGCAAGCATCCCTGTGGAAGACTCCACAGATGAACTACACAACGTATATGAAGAGCTTGAGAGCGTCACTGAGGCTCAGATAGTTGATGGTGATGAAGCCCTGCCGGTTGTCAACGCAACCACTGACCTGAAACAGGTTGATCTCTCCATCATTGGCGGCATCATTGAAGTTGGTGAAGACAAAGCCAAGCGCTATGGCGGCGCCGCTCGTTATTTCACCAGGAAACAGGCTCCCATCTTCCGCAAGACAGGCAACAGCCTTGAGCAGTCCATCATTTATAACAACCTACGCGCATTTGCCCAGGAAAACGGCAAGCTTCAAGACGCTGGTGGATCCACCGCAGACAAGCAAAATTCCATTATAGCCGTGACTTGGGTATCTGGTGAGATTAATGGCCTGATGAGTCCCACCGGCTTTGGTGACGGCGCCGTCATGGACGTCTTGCCCATCAACGGTGGCAACCTCTACAAAGACAGCAACAATCGTCTGGTTTATGGCGTGCGTTACAAGTCTTACTTTGGCATGCAACTGGCCAACGCTCGTTATGTCTCCGGCATTGCCAACATTGACCTCCAGGATGCAGATCCTGCCAACTGGGACATCCCCAGTGAGGAAGACATTGAGGTCATGCTTGAAGATTGCCGCGCTGGTGAAAATACGCGCATCTATTGCCATCCAAAAGTGTGGCGCCTGGTGCTGAGCAAGTACAAGGCCGCGGCCCTTCAGACTCTGGTTGGTGATGGTGACTATAACCGTCTCATCAACGCATGGGACACCACCCAGATCCAAACCAGCCGCAACTTCACCGTTGACGCTGAAGCGGTTGTCTCCTAAGGCAATTAACAGGATTAACTGAAAATCAAAAAAAGGAGGCAATCAAATGCCTAGAGCAATTACCAGTGAAAAGATCTCCAAAGAGTGGCTGAAGTTTGATCCTGACGCCATTTGGGATGCTGAAGCACTCCCCAACGCAACCACCAAGACCTCTGATGAGTTCATGGCCGGCAAAGACCAGGGAGCCATTGGCATCCAGGTTGAAGCACAGACGGCTATCAGCATTGCTGACGGTCAGACCTTGGATATCAACCTTCTGCACGCTGAGACTTCCGGTGGATCCACCACCAGCATTCCGCTCTTCCGCGGCGCGCCTTCCGGTGGAACGCTTGACTTTGCGGCCGGTGATGAGATCGTTGCATACATCCCTGAGGACATTGGGCCGTATTGCAAGCTTGAGGTCACTGCCAGTGCAGATGAGAGCTCTGAGACGATCAACGCTTATCTCCGTTATCTCAGCCGGTAACCTGTAAGCGCTTGGGGAGCCTGGATACCTGGGCTCCCCATCTTCTCTCTCGTTTCGAACGTGAACCCCAAGCAATAGGTGCATCATGGCCAAGAAAGTTGCAACCGGTAAACAACAGGTTTGCCCCAAGTGCGGCGTCAGCTATCCTGTGGAGAAACCCCACAAGTGCAAGAAGAGCCGCAAGAAAGCCCAGAAATAAGATCACCGCAACCAAATCCTCAAGCAAACAGGTGTGATTATGATCACTGAAATCAAAAAGCCTCACGTCAGAAGCCCCAAGCGCAACAATGGCGGCAAGTACGTCAACCCACCGGCCAAGGACATGACCCAATGTTTCAAGTGTGGGGAAACAATCAAGCTGGATGAAGTCAAGGGACACAAGTGCGGCATCCGCGGCCTGAACTCTTCCAAATCCGCTGAGAAGCCCACCAAGCCGGCCGGCCGGCATTCAAGCCTGGCACCCAACAAGGAACTGGCAGAGCTCCGCAAGAAAGCCAAGGGCCTTGGCGTTTCGAACGTAAACACCAAAGACACCAAGCAACTTCTTGAGGCCATGCAGGCCCTTGAGAAGGATGGTGCCGGCAAAGAATCCACCCAGACAGAACAAATCACCGCCAAACCTCCGGCCGGTGATGAGATGACCACACGTGAGAAGCTTTTTTCAGAGTGTGAGGCACTTGGGATCCCCACACACTACATGAACAATGTGGCCACGCTTCGCAAGAAGCTGGAAGAGCACGCGGCAAGTCAGAAAGAATAACAGGGCCGGTCACCGTGCCGGCTCATATGGAGATTTAACATGAGCCTTTTGCAAAGCATTATTGATGCACTTACCGGTCAGGGCCGGTATGATGGAGTCAAGTTGGCAAATGAGCAAGGCACGGTGACCTGTCAGAATCCTTTGCCCACAAACGGTGATTCAGTGTATGAGAAGGATCTTGATGCTGACAACTCATCTTCTGACGGCTTTACTGGCGGCACTGTTGCTGACCTGTTCAATGACCTTGACACTCAGATTGTCAACTCAACCGGTGACAATCCCAAGACCATCATTCTGAAGTTTAATCGTTCAGTCACAGCCTCCGGCATTGCTGTTGGTGATACCAATGGCGGCACACACAGCAACATCAAGATTGAGGCACAGAGAGGCGGCACCACATGGTTCACGCTCAATGACAACTCAGCCAGTGCCTTGGATCTTGAGTCTCGCTTCTACTCTTTCAGCGTGTCCAGTGGCAACTTCAATATTGGTGTTGTGGCGTTCACTGCATTGCGCATCACCTTCAACACCACCAACACAATCAGCCTGTCACACATCATCATCAGCAAGACAGAGGATAGGATTGCCACACTGCAGGGCCTGAAGCCTGATGGCACCACCAGCTTCATTGGAGCAACCAACAATGAAAATCTGAGGGTGAGTGTCCAAGAGTATGGTGACACGCCGGCTGTTGACGCCTTTGCCAGGTTGCGCATCTCTGAGCCGCTGACGATCTTTGACAGCAAGCAATTGCATGACAAACAACCTCTCTTTTGGGATGAGGAACTTGGTGGCAGTGCAACCAGCACTCATGTGCCGGCTGACTCTGACGTTGAGATGACCGTCACGGCCAACGCGGCTGACTATGTGATCAGGCAGACAAAACAGAGATTTAACTATCAGCCTGGCAAGAGCCAGCTTGTGCTGATGACCTTTCAGAGCCCACAGGTGGCCGGCATCACTGGCAGAGTTGGGCTTTTTGACGATGATGGCACCGGAAACAACCTGACGCCCAACAATGGGATATTCTTTGAGTCAGATGGTGACGTGTCTTGGAACATTGCCAAGGATGGCACTATTGAGGAAACAGTCACCCAAGCCAATTGGAACGTTGACAAGATGGATGGCACCGGCAAAAGCGGCATCACTCTTGATCTCACAGGCTGTCAGATCCTGGTGATTGACTTTGAGTGGCTGGGTGTTGGCCGCGTGCGTGTGGGCTTTGTGATTGACGGCTTGATCTATTACGTGCACAACTTCAATCACGCCAATGATCCGACCTTTGACCGCGTGTATATGTCCACGCCCAACTTGCCGCTCAGGTACTCCATTGAGACTGATGGCACTGCAGGGAGCACGATTAGACATATTTGCTCAACGGTCATCTCTGAGGGTGGCGCTGAGGAAACAGGCGTTTTGAGAGTGGTTGACAATGATGTCACA